TAAGGTGGATAGTTTGTGAGAGCTTTTGTCACAGAACGTGAAGCATTCTCAATGTCTTGAAAGACCTTATCGAACCCAACAGTTGATGGCATAAAGTTCTTTGCAAAACTGATTGGATCGTGTGTATAGTTACTCTTTGTCATGTAGACCTCCTTAAAGTAGCAAGGTTATAGAATGTATGGTGCATCATTAGACTACACCATACATATTATTTAATACTTATTAGTTCAAAAGTCAATGGTGACTTTATTACAAAAGAATGTTGGAGTAAAGCCATCAAACCCAGATCTGTTATTTAGTGACTTTAACAGTTTCCTTACCTTAAACTGACATGAAGAACTAAATACAACTAACTCAGTATTTAGTTCATGGATGTTATATACGTTATGCTCTTTTACAATTTTGTACTTCATACAAAGTCCTCGAATTTTACGTTGGGTTTTTTCTTTCTAGAGAATGTTAACTTTTTGGTATCATTTTCATCTCTCATGCCAAAACTTGTTTTACTCATTACTGGAGTATCTTCAACTAAACCTTCTTCTGGGTTGTCAACATTATAAAGTCTCATCTTGGATCTGTCAATACCCACAACAAACTTTTTGTTCTTAGATATATCACCCCAACGATTCTTTAACTGTTTGATTAGGATTTGACCTACACTTTCCAAACTTTCTGTAGAGATTAGAGCGATCATGAAGTCAGCAGTAGCTGGAAGACCCCAACTTTCTGATGTGTTTGTAAGATCAATATCAGAGTTATTTGCTCCTTCTCTGTTTGATTGTGTTGCAGTAAAGATAGGCAAATTATATTCTACTGCCAATCCTCTAAGTTCTTCTGCAATAGATTTGATGTATGTATAACTATTGACCGAACCAGACATCTTTACTCGAGAAGAAGCACAAAGATTTAAGTAATCAATGTAAATAATGTCAGGGATAAACTTTTTCTTTAGTTTCAACTCATTCAATAGATATCTAAAGTGGTTCACATTTGCAGATGTAGTTGGGTATTCTTTGATGACCAATCTGCCAGTAGTCTGTTTCATTACTTTTGAAATCCTACCGACATATGCCTCTTTAGGTATTTGATGTAAATCATCAATGGTTAGATCAAGCAAGTTGGCATCAATTCGCTCTGCAATCTTTCTTTCTTCCATTTCTAAAGTAATGTATAGTACATTCAATCCTGCCATAAGATTAGCTGAAGCAAAATGAGTCATTAACAAAGTTTTGCCCACACCAGTATTATGTGAAGACACACCATTTGTATAGTATCTATGATTAGGATGATCAACCATAATGTCTACAATTGGTATTATATTATCAGTTGTTATCACATTACCTTTTGACCAACCATCTTGTGTTAAGAAATGTTGCTTTTCAGCAATTAAAGCAAGATCCTTAGCATATTCCCATCCAAATGTAGTCTCAAATAGATGTTCTGGAGCACATCGAACTGACATGCCATTATCTAGATACAAAATATGTTCTTTTACTGGATCTTTTTCAACATAACCTATAACAGATACCCAACCATCTGGGGATGAAACTTGAATAGTGGAATCAGATTTGGATAGTTCTTTAATGTTTGATATCTTTATAATCTTTTCAAGAGATCCAAACGCACCATTAAGTAGTCTAATTCGAATAGGAGTATCAGGATGTACGCATGAAGCAAGAGCAACACAAAGAGACTTTTTTGAAATACCACCTTTAGTAATAAGGTTCATCATTTCAAGATCAAAAGAAATTTTATTTTCTTTTGTGTGATAGAAATCATATCTCTTACTGAAGTCTTCTAGGAAATCATGTCCTACTTCTGGATCAAATGATACAGCTAAAGCATCTGACAGAAGTTGTGGAATACTTCCACGGTCTAACTTCTTGTTTTCACCATCAAGAACTAGAATAGATTCCTTTACTGCATTATAGATGGCTTTGTCTTGGCAGAACTTTTCAGTCTGTTCAAGAAGCCAATTTGCATCTGTAGAAGAATCAAAAGACAGAGAGTCAATCTTTTGTGCAATAGCAGTTGATTGACTCTCTGTTACATCTCGTAAATCGGACAGTGTGATCTTTAGTGCTTCTTTAGTGGGAAGAGTATTGTATTTGTTTATGTACTCTACAGTTATATTAAACAACTTCTTGTCATTATAGTCTGCAAAATACTCATCTTTCAAAAACGGAATAACTCTTCGGGCAAAATCACTATCGTAAACTAAAGCACTTAGGATCACACTATCCATCATAAAGATTACCCCTTCAAATTTTCGCAATGAATAACTAGATCATCATAACCGCCTATTAGAACATTGTCAATGAAGATCTGCGGAACAGTCTTTGCATCTGGTACTAGTTCTAAGAGTTGATTTCTGTTGTTCTGAGTTAAACTTATTTCTTCATACTCAATATTAGTTTTTGCAAAATAATGTTTTGCTGCCTCACAGTATGGGCAATTTTCTTTAGTCCAAATTGTCGCTTTCAAATTCTTCCTCCTCAGAAATAAGTTTACTGTGTGACACTTGATATCTACTAGCAATAAAGGAATCAAACTTTGAACTTTTCAAAATACTTTCCCAAAACTGGGCATTATCAGTATCCTTTGCACGGTATTTCTTTTCTTCAATCTCTCCAGTTTCTGGATCAACTTTAGAATACCAGCCCATATTTGGCTTAACTACAAGTGAAGCTTCCATAGCAATGTCTAGAAGACCAGACCACTTATTAATACCACCTTCAAACTTTACATTGAATGTAAACTTAGACTTTTCTCGGACAAACCTAGACTTTTCAATATTAATAGTAAAGTTATATCCAAGAAGATCCTTGCCATCTTTATCTTGAGCTTTAGTAATAATAAAGACCTGATTAGCAGAATACATGCCACCAGTACCACCACTCATAATAGCCTTAGAATACATTTCCATTGTTTGATATGTGTGATTAACTGCCACACAAGGAATGTCTTTTGTTGTAAGGTGTGGTGTTATAATACGCCATAAAGATTTCATTACTTTTGCGCGAGACATATCAGCAACAGATTTGCCTTCTAATGCATCATCTGATTCTTTCTTTGAAGCTAGATTACCAACACTGTCAATAAAGATAAAGACCTTTTCACCTCTTTCAATTTGTTCTAACCGTTGTGAAATATCAAACTTTAATTGCTCTAGATGTTCGATTGGGATGTGAAGAATACGATCAGGATCAATACCATTTGCTTCAATATAAGCAGGAGTAATACCAAACTCAGAATCATAGAATAAACAAACTGCATCCTTATACTTATCTAGATAAGCTTTCATAAACATCAATCCCATCAAAGATTTAAAGTTCTTTGACTCTCCTGCTAGAAATGTTAGACCAGAAGTGATACCACCATTGATCTTACCACTTAAAGCAATATTAATAATAGGAATGTCTGTGGGAATTGAATCTTTTTCATTAAAAAGTGCTGATTCACTAAGAATAGAAGTATGTTTAATAGCTCCAGACTTCTGGAGTTTTTCCATAAGCTTTGACATAATATCTCTCCGTAGTTGTGTTGATTATTTTATAGTGGGTAACTACCCCACTATTCATGAGTCTAAGATAGACTTAAGCTTTTTTTCAAATTGTTCTATTTTTTGTACTCGATTTGGCCATCGAATAAAATCTTTTTCTGGATTTTCTTTAAGATTTTCAAGTAATGGCAGAATGGCATTATACAACACTAATGCTTTATTGTCAATGTTATTTAACTTTTTTGACAATAATTCTGTTTCTGTTTTTGCTTCCTGAACGGCATCAAGTTCATCTTCAGAAATTGCACTGAAGCCAAAGTCGAACGAAAAGTCAATTTTGTCTGCCATAATAACTTATCTCAGAAAAGATGTCAACATCCAAGCCCATTTTTCATGTTGAGTGATTCGTTCTTCAATATAGTTTACAGTACCATTCTTCCCTACTGCATCTGCTTCTTTTCTGCACCGATAAAGAACTTTTAGAATAACTTCATTATCATACTTTAAAGCAATAATCATTTCTAATGTTTCAGGTATAGAATCTTCTTCTTTAACTTCAGAAAGTTGCAATAGTCTAGCACATGATAGTGGAGCAAATGCATCATACTTTCGAATTTCTTCTGCAATATTATCTACCGAACTATGAAGATCTGAATAGAACTCTTCAAAGAACAAATGAAACTGATGAAACATAGGCCCAGTAACATTCCAATGGAATGACTGAGCTTTTAGATAAGTAACAAAAACACTACCAAGAAGGACTTTCAAATTATCAACGACCATAACAATCACCTTTCTTATTATGCAGACTTTATAGCAGTAGCAGTGGCTATAGCCATCTTTTTAGACATACCAGCTTTAGTTTTATCCATCTCTGGATTTTCACGATCAATGGCTTTAGCAACTTGTTCTCGCTTTTTTAATTCAGCAGGAGTAAGTTTCTTTTCAAATAGGAAATCTTTAAACGTCATCATTTGAAAGCATAACCTTTCTTAGAATGCTTAATCTCTTTATCTAACTTTTTCAAAATCTGAATAGTAGCAGATGGCTTTTCTTCACCCGTCAATTCATCCTTAGCACTTTTTTCTAAATCATCAACATCACCATCAAAGTCAACATCAACATGCATGAGAGCATGCTTTTTCATATGTGCAAAAGATGAATCAAGCCCTAAATGATGAGCCTTCGATCCTTTATCTTCCAAGAACATCTTAAATGTTTTCATTACTTGGATCCGATCGTATACTTTTGTACTAGAGACCATTCACTCTTTTCTTTATGTGAAATGATTTTGATCTTTGACAATGGAGCAATAGGAGAAAGTTCTTCTTGCTTATTTGCTTTTTCTAATAGATTCCACTGAACAAGAAGATTCACAATAGTATTACGTCTAGCTAAATCATCTTCAGTAAGAGTATTCTTTTTACCATCTAGAACAAAAAGTTCTTTAAAGTGGATGATAACATACCTACCACGTTTATGAAGAATGTGACAACTTTGGAATAATGTCTTATCTTTACGCGAAGACACTCCTATCCTTGTGAGTGTTTCTCGAACTGTAAGAAATGAGTCTTCCATAGGAAGTTTTATTTCTACTCCACAACCTCTAAATAAGTCTTCTTCTGAATTCATCATCCACCTTTATTATTGTTCTTCATGGTTTGAATTAATTATTATTCAACATTTTATTTATTATATCTTGATTTTTAATTATTAATAAATAAAATGTAGTTCGCGAGATTGCAGTCTCCAACTACTCTATCAAAGCTTGGAGGCCTATCATGACAGCACAATATATTTATTACGTTTATGCTTACATCCGCAAAAGTAACGGAACACCTTACTATATCGGTAAAGGCAAAGGTAAAAGGGCATTTGGTCCCCACGGAAAAATATCTGTACCTAAAGATAAGACAAAAATAGTTTTCTTAGAAACTAAACTTACTAATGTAGGAGCGTGTGCTTTAGAGAGAAGACTTATTAGATGGTGGGGTAAGAAAGTTGATAATACAGGCATTTTATTGAATATTTCAGATGGCGGCGATGGTAGGCAAGGTCCTCATTCACCTGAAGCAATATCAAAAATGGGAGGTAAGCCAAGGTCTGAAGAAACTAAGAGAAAATTATCTAAAGTTACAACTGGTATACCAAAAGGACCAATGTCTGAAGAACATAAAGCTAAACTAAGAAGACCGATGTCTGAAGAACATAAAACTAAACTAAGAGGACCTCGCGGGCCGCAAACACCAAAAGGACCGATGTCTGAAGAACACAAAGATAAACTAAGAGGACCTCGCGGACCTCACAAGAATCCGATGACACCTGAACAAAAAAGAGAAGCTAAACGAAAAATGTGGGAGACCAGAAAAGCAAAGAAAGCAGCGGATTAACTACTAAGTCCCACCTTTGCTATTATTTCTTTTTAAATTATCTTTTTGTTCATCAGATAACAGAGAAGAGTACTGTTCTGCAATATTTCTATTGCACTTGTATTTCTCGATCAATATATTTATAATATCATCCTTCTCTGGCTTGAGCCATTTTGCAAAGCGCTTCTTATGTCTTACAGTACATTTATAGAATTCATATTGTGGTCTCTTATCAATATGAGCCCACTGATTTACCATGTTTGAAAGCATTACTGTATCTTTATGATATGATAAAGAGCGATTCGTCAAATAACAATCATAACCTTTTTCTGCAAGAACATCATTTTCACTATCTCGCATAAGGTTTACATTGGATGTGCAAATATTATTCACATATTCAAAGGGATTCATTATGTTTCTCTTTTCTCTCTACATATTCTTTAGTATCAATGAGCAAGTTACGAGTGCACAATTCACACAAAACTATAGTATGAATTCCTTCTTTAGTTTTCATATTTAGTTTATACATGGAATCTCGACTGAACTTTTGTTTGCAGTGGAAGCACTTTCTTTTTAAGAACATATTACTTCCAATCTGAAATGTCGGACATTAAAGACGCAACAACAGCAGAACGATTGATCTCGCTGTCAGCAACAAATGCTTCCCTAAACTGTGCTTCGGCCAGTGTCATAATAATACTAGCCGATGAAGAAGAACTAGAAACATGAGAAGGAAGAATGTCGTATAGTTTACGATAGAATGTAGATGCATCGATGTCAGAGTTTCTAGCAATCCACTTTCGAGCTTCTGTAAAGTTTTTGCTTTTCAGATGTTCGATGAGATCATTTATGCGGTCACTTTCAAATGACGTGAGAATACCAACATCAATGCTACCAGTTGCAGCATACCTTTGAAGTTCATTTAAAGTTCGGCGCCAATCTGGAAAGTACTTATTGACTACTTCAGCAACTACTTTCTTATCATACTTTACATTTTCAGCTTCTAGAATCTGAAGTGTTCGCTGAAAGAACTGTTTGGCAAGAATAGGCTTATCTGCTGTAGAAATCTTAAAGTCGATAAGAGAACAACGCGATTGCAGAGGCTCAATAAGTCTGTTCACAAAGTTACAAGTAAGAATAAATGATGTGTTATTACTAAACTCTTCCATGAAGTTACGAAGAGCGGGCTGTGTAGAGTTAGCATTCAAGTAATCTGCTTCATCAAGAATAACATATTTCCTACCACCCGTAAGTGAAACAGAAGAAGCATAAACTTGAATATCATTTCGTAATGTATCAATATTTCCATTCATTGATCCATTGATAATCATATAGTCAGCACCAAGTTCTTCCACCATTGCTTTGGCAACAGTAGTCTTTCCGACACCAGCACGACCAGAAAGAATGATATTTGGAGACTTGCCGGTCTCCACAAACTTTTCAAAGATGGACTTTAAAGACTCTGGCAAAATAGTATCGGCAATCTTTCGAGGCCGATACTTTTCATTCCAGATAGGATTTACATCATTAATCATAGTTATCCTCCACAGACACAGGAAAGTACATAATAAACAAAAAAGAGAATAATGTCAACTGATATTAAGCTTGCCGTTCAAAGAAGTTTTGCTTAATATGCATAGGGGCAAAATACTTTGTTGTAACTTCTTTGACCGTGTTAACGTCAAATGGTTTGCAAGAAAAAATGTCAAGATAGAAATCCCCATTCTTCTCCACAAAATGCCCACAGATATTAGAAGTTTCAATCATCTGACAAAATGAAATGCCTGACTTAGAAGCATCGTGAGTAGCAAATCGTTCAATCCAAGTTTCACCAAAAGCAACCATGTCAATCGCTGAAACTAGTTCTTTTACAAAGGCTAGAATGTGTTCCTTGTTATCGACATTCTTGCCAGAAGCACAATCCAATGCGAGGTGCCAACCCCATGCGTTCATATCAGTATCCTTTCATTTAAGTTAAAGTTCTTGCCGCTCATTTAGTGGTGCTGGTTGTCGGAATCGAACTGACGACCTATTCATTACAAGTGAATTGCTCTACCTACTGAGCTAAACCAGCATTATTTTTGGTATTTATAACTTTTAGTATATATGTCAATAGCATTCCATAAAGTGGAATAAACATAAACAATCCTATACATAACTTAACAAACAACTGACCTGTTGCTATATCTATCCAGTTTTTAGCGATAAAGACATCAGAAGATGCATAGAACGCAATACTAAAGAACACATAAGTATCTATTACTGATGCAATGGCAGTCGATAATGCAGGAGCAGGCCACCAATCTTTGGTAAGTGTT